ATGAACACAGCTGCCCATCGTGCAGAGCCTTGCAGGGTGGTTTTCCAAAACCCTGGTGATGCTTCACATTTGATGTTTTGCACGAGTAATGGAACATTGATTGCGTTGCCACCACTGGGCGGTTGAGCATTGACAGTGATGCGATCCATTAGCTCAAGCCCCAGGGTAGGTGCCCATGAAGCATTGCTATCGAGAACTACATCAATGGGTGACAAACGGGGGTAAGCATTCCTGCCGAAATTAACAGTGATGTTTGCAATTTTTCGTGCATCCGCAATGGTTCGAACCTGGCTATCCACTGACTCAGATGATGCGCCATAAGTAGCAACACTGGCTGCATTGCGCTGGGTATATACACCACCCTGGCTCATAGACACATTTACTTCATTACGGATTGAATCGCCATCCGGCATTAATTCAAACAGTTGACCCATTTTTGACCCGCCAGTGCCGTAATTGACCTGGGTAACAATGCTGCGTGATTGTGTGAATTGCTGCTGTTGCTGGTACATCGTAAGCACACCTGATTTAGACACAAACAATGGTGCGCATTCTGAAGCTGCTACCAGTCTTAATTCGGGTGCTACAAATGGTGCGTTATCTGTGATTTCCAATACTGAAGCTGCTGGTGATCCTGGGAATGAACACAGCGATGAAGAAAACGGGGTCTCAGCAATAATGCGGTTAGCTCTTGCGGTAGTGGTTTCAGGCAGCGCCACCGTTGAGTATTTGTATATTTCCTGAATGGTTGCTGCACTTTGAATGTTGTTCCAAATTATTACCTGCTGAACCTGTGCATTTCCGATTGTGGTTTGTTCTCCTAAAGGTATATAAATTGCTGCGCTAGTTGATCCTGTAGTTGCTACAGGCACACCGTCTAAATACAGCTGAAAAGATGACAACGCTTGAAATGAAAATGTGACCATTCGAGCTGTTGTGTCATAGGTCTGATTAGTTGTATAAACAAACGAAAGCCCTGCACTGGCTGAGACTACTTCCACAAAATATTTTGAGGTTGTCCCATTAAAACCAATAATCCAAAAGCAATTGCTTGCCTCTCCAAAAACATAAGCAGCGCCAGGGTTGAGAACTGCCCACATGGAAACGGTAAAAGCTGTTGCAGGTTGCACTGCACCGGTACCTGTTGCAGCTGCTGTTCCGTCTGTTCCCTGTAGTGAAGAATTGACAAGACCCACAGCGAGTTGAGAACCTGATGAAGCAAGAGCTGTGGTGATCATGTTTTGAGGGGCACTGCCGTAATCGGTGAGGACACCCCCCGCAGTAAATGGTGTAATGGGATCGTCACAGGGGTAATAGTGCCTGGGCGATGTGCTCAGGATGTACTGCCTTGACCAGTCTGCGGGAAGTTGTTCAGAGCCCAGCAGCTGCAGAGCATCAAAACACGAAAGGGTGACTGTTGAGTCTGTTCCTGCGTCCGTCCACTGTGGGTTCCATCCCGAGATAAAGCCTCTAAACACATCATGTGTTATCGCCACGCCACCATCGTTTGTTTGCGCTCTGATGCGTATCTGCTTGCGTGGTAGCAGCTTGCCGTAATAGGTGCCGCTGGTGTTGTAGGGGTCAAATAATCGGGTGCGGTTATTGAGCACTACCTGTGCGCTGCCATAAAAATCATCCCAGTCGTCAGATCTGCCACGATCAGTGGAAAGCGATCGCACCCAGCTGGTTACATTCGTCCAGGTAGGGCTGACATCATACGGTGACGCATCAAACGCAATTTCTACGATTGGGGTGGGATATGGCATTAGCGGTTCCCTGTGCGGCGGTTGTTTGCGTCAAGGACTCGCTGCACTTCACGCCCGATGGCGGTGGGGTCTCCGATACCAGCTTGGATGACGATTTGAGTTTTCATTTCGTCTGCCCTGCGGAAACTGCCTGCGCCGGTGCCGTATTGGAAATCCCCTGCACCGTAGCTGTAATCGAAGTAATCCATTTTGCCGCCCAGCGTGCCCACAGGGTTAAACCCAGGTATTGCAAAGTTTGCCAGTTTGGGCAGCAAATTGATTGTGTCGATAACGGTGTTGTAAATCAGAATAAAAGCGTTAGCAATAAGTTTTGCTGTGTTCTTCAGGTACTCAAGGAAAATTGGTTTTTGCTCTGAACGCATTAAGCCGATGAAAGCTGCAACGGTGGCAAGAATAGAAACAAACGCTGTTGCAACAGCACCTGCAGTGATGGCAAACCCACCGCCCAGGACACCACCTACAGCTGTAAGAGCACCGGCGAGAGCGGTAAAAGCGCCAGCTACTGAGTTAGCAATAAGTAGACCTTTAATTGCACCAGTGAGGATGACAACAGCAGCTGTGAAATCAAACAGCGCACCCTGCCATCCGTCAAGATCCTTAATAAAGTTCCCGACATCCCTGGCGGCTGTTTTGGCTGCGCCCGCTAAACCTTTTTCATTCATCACATCGATAAGTTTCTGCATATACGGCACTACTCGATTGGTGATGAACCTGACAAGCTTTTCAAGGATTGGCAGCAATGCGTAACCGATTGCCTCTTGAGCTTCCTCTAATGCGACACGCACACGCCGCAATCGCCCTGCGTAAGTGTCAGCAGCAGCAGCTGCAGCGCCGTCATACCGCTTTGACATCATCGCTACAGCCTCATCAGCTGTGGTGGTTTTAGTAATAAGAGCTTTAAGCGCTGGGTCAAGCCTTGCGAGCGCTTTAACATTTCCACCGTAGGCACGAGACAATGCATCCGTGACGGCGGAAAGAGGCTTACCTGTCGCTGCGGCTATGTTTAAAGCAGTATTTACAAGTTTCTGTGACTTAGAAACAGATCCGGTGACTCTGACAAGTTTCGCTAACGCTGGTCTCAAATCACTGTCCGCAACACCAGTGGCAAGCGATAACTGTTCAACAAATTTTTCGACTGAAGCCACCTGTGCATCAGTTGCTTTTGTGGTGACTTTCAATTGGCGGGCAAGTTCAGCGCTAGCAGCTTGATCCTCTACGGCAGCCTTTACAGCGGAAAACCCAGCCACAGCAAGAGCACCCACAGCAGCAGCTGCGGGGAGCATGGCTTTTTTAATCGAGTCACCGACCTGTGATGCTTCACGCCCGAATTGCTTAAAGCGGCGCTCAGCAAGCTTGATGGCTTTCGAATCAAATTCCGTAATGATTGGGACTGTTATCGCCATTAGCGTCTCCGTGTCTTGATGTTGCGCCCTGTGGCTTTCATGATCTTGTTAATGAGCTTGACCATTTCACGCTGCACATCGTCACCGGCACGCTCATAGGCACGCCACATTGTGCGGGATGGACCGCCGTAGCGCTGCCCTAGTACATCCATCATGCGGTTGCCTTGCGGGGTGCTGGGTGTGCCTTTGCCGGTCATGTCAAACAGCACTGCAGATTTGCTTGTCCAGCGGATACCGAATGCGACACCGCTTGAGTAGTTGCCTGATGTGTAGCGGCGCTTTTTGCGGTAATTGATAAATGGCTTGATGTCGTTTTTAGCGTTGCCCATCCAGGGGAGCAAACCTAAACGCTCAGAGATGCGCCAGGTGTTTGCGCTGCGTGGTGTCCAGGAACGGTTCCAGCCTGACATGGGTGCTTTTGCTGGTACGGCGTATTTTGCCTCTTGCAGCATTGGCATAACGATCTGTTTGTATTCGTTTTGGAAACCTTTGAGAGCACGCTTATCGATGGATGCCAGTTCGAGCATGGCTTGCTGCACACCGACCACTTTGATGGGTTGCACTGAAACGCTCATTTTCGACTCTCGTTTAATATTTCGATGACCAGCTGTAGATCTTCTAAGTCGAATTCTATCCCAGGGGGATAGTACCCAGTAGCAACTAGCACGCTTGCCAGCTGTCTGCGTACCGACCCCCTACCTAGGGGTTTGCAGCTGGTTCTTCCTCAACCACATCCAGGGTGACAATGGAATCGATAAAGTCATCAAAGACTGGTGAGCAAACAATTCCTGCGTTTTTTGTTGCCTCAAATGCGAGGAATGCAAGATCTTCCATGCCTATGCCAGTGGCTAGCTCTGATGCTTTGCGCTTGAATTTGCGCTCCCATGCAACCATGTTTTTCAAGGATGTAGTGACCTCGTATGCACCGTCACCGGTATCAACTTTGAGTGTGAGTTTCATTTGTTCCCCTTTTTAGTGGTGTTAGATCAGGCTACGACCTCAGAGTAAACCCCACCCTTAAAGGTGATGTCAATACTTTGGATCTCGCCCAGCGCTGCATTCAGTACTGGGAGCGATTCAAGATAAGAACCAGTGAGAACCATCTCAGGGTTTGTGGCTGATGCTGCAGCTGATGTGGGCTTTACCTTGACGGTAGTGCGAGTACCCACAAGGCTTTTGAGTGTTGCGTAAACCTCTGATGCGCCGTAGGTGAGATAAAGGGTTACGGTCAGCTCGGAGTCCTCAAGCGTTGCGCCGTAGGTGCGTGCCGTTTCTCCGAACGATGTCACATCGGCGCTAGTGATGGTGCGAGTGAGCACCGCCGATGTGGCAAATCCGGTCAAAGCGACAGAGTTAACTGTCACGACTGGGTTGGAAAGGTAGGTAGATGTAGCCATGAGTTATTCCTCTGTCTTTGCGGTTTTGGTTTTGCTGTCGGACTTGATAAAGCCACCCTCGATGAGCGCTTCCACATTGATGCCCTCGTCAGGAATGAATTCTGTGCCTGGTTCACCGACCAGTTCAGAAATAACTGTGTATTTGCTCATGATGCCTGTGCCTTAATTCGGATAGTTAAATCGTAGGCGGGCAGCTCTTGCCCACCGATGGAAAGACTAACTGGTCTGCCGTCTGTCACGGCGACATTCTTAGTAAGTAATGAAGCGCAAATAGCGAGCACCTGACGCAGTGCATCGAGGTTTGGGTAACCAGTTCCGATGACACGAATCGGGAATGTCATATCGGCAATGTTTGCGTTATAAGCGGCAAAGGATGGTGCATCAAGAAACACGCACGGCGGGTTGATGTTGCGGGGGTCTGTGACCACTCGTAAACCTGTGATGGTGGCAAGGCTTGCAGCGATGTCATCAATGGTTTCGTTAAACAGATCGGTGTATGGCATCACGCCACCTGTGGGCGGTTAATGCCCAGCAGCTGCAGCACCATTGGTGTGATGCCGTTTGATGCTGCTACGCCCATACCGTCAAACGATGCAATTGAGTTGTAACTGCCACGCTGCCTAAAATACGCAGCCCCGACCATGATTGTGCCTAGGGTGACATCTGCGCTGGGAGATGTGCTGAGCGATTCGGAAAGGTAGCCGGACTCGACTCTGCGCCGATAGGCGAATGCGTTAGCAGCTGCTGCGCACTGAACTAGGAATGCTGCATCGTCTACGCCTGTGAGCTCTAATCCGATGTAGTCCTCAATTTGGCTTCCTGTAATCCATGTGCAAGTTTGCACAAATGTCAGGGTGCCGACTGAGTTTGTAGTAACACGATCTAGGTCATCGCCTACATCGTAAAAAAGCACCTGGTTAGGAATTGGTACCTCAGGGTCAAAATGCAGGTTTCCCTCTGTGTCTGTACCTGTGTAGAGGTACTGGGGGCAGGCGTAAGCAACATGTGTGCCGTTTAGACCGTGACCTAATGAGGCGAGCGTGAATGTTTGACCTGGTGAGATGTCAGTTTCCACCAGCGTCTGCACGACTGCGTAGTCATCCAGGCGCTGATGGAATGTGACTGTATAGACCGACATAAGAGTCAGTCTCCTTTGCTGATTAAGCCTGAACGATCTTGCGGATCATGCCAGGGATGGCAGCGAATGTGGATGCGTACAGGTGGTACGAAAATTCACGACCGAGCTTTGAGGGTACCTCAACGCTCATGATCCCACGCTGGGATTCGTAATACTCGAATGCATCGCCGTTGCCGGTGTTAAGGCGTGTGATGACCATCGTCTTAGCAGCAAAGTTGCTGTCCACTACGAGCTCAAGACCCAATGGGTTGCCGTTCCAGCTGACTGCGTTCTGCGAGCCGAGGCGGTTCATGCCGCTGAGAGCACCGCCCACGAATGGGAACAATGGAGAGCCTGTGCTGTCTACTGCTGATCCGAGCTGTGCCCACACATCGGGAGAAACGAGCATGTGAGTGGGGAACCAGTTGCGACCATTGGAAATGTCAGCTGCTGCATCGTAGATGCTCTTTACAAGATCGGCTGCTGTGAGATCCCAGGTGCCTGATGCTGATGCTGCTGTAAGCAATGCGTCTGCGCAGAGGTTGTCCGAGGCGTACATGGCTTCGCCCATCAAGTCTGTGAGGATCTGATTCATTGCTGGGGGGCTCGTGAAGTCGATGTCTTGTACCGACAAAAATACGCTGCCGGCGATGGTGGTCTTGCCGATGGTATTTGCGTTAATGACCATTGTGCGGGCAGTTACTGGTGCGAGCTCTGATGCTTGCACTCCTGCATCTGTGTGGGTTCCGATGGTGGGTCTCACGAAAGTTTTCTGAGCTCCACCGTCAGGATAAGCACGAGCTCCCACTGCTTGAACGACTGGTCTGATGAAATTGAGATCTTGTACCAGGGGTCCGAGCACCATCTGATTCAAGAGACCAGGTGTATCAGTCGTAATTTGATCGCCAGCTGCTGCTTGCAAAACTGTGCGGTTTGCCATTGCGGCTTCACGGAATGCGCCGTTTACCTTTGCGAATGTGTCGCCACCGATGTGCATAGCTGCGAGGTATTCGCCTGCTGATG